TGCCGGACGAGGCGCTGCCGGCCATCCGGCAGAACCTCTTCAACATGCTGGGCAACGAAGGCGTCAGCTTCGGCCCGAAGTGCAGCGGCCAGCATCCGGCGCGCCCCATCTCGGGCAATCTCGGTCAGAGGATCGTCAACAGATTCCGGCTGACGCAGGGCGATAATGTCGGTATCGTTCTTCATGGCGTATCGTTCCTTCTGGAAGTTCTGGCAGGCTTGATCACCCGCCACGATACGCCGCCTTCTCAAACACCGTCACCCATTTCCCGGCATAGATCGTGCACCGACCTTACCCACGTGGTGAAACGCCGGATCGTCCAGATCGGCGCGGCAAGCGCGATCGCCAAGTACAGCCGAACAGGTCCGCAGATAGGCCCGCCCCAGCGGCATGTTTAGCGCCTCGGACAGACCGCGTAACTCGACCTCGAAGGCCCCGCCCCTGCGCGTCATCTCGCCCAGCGTGCCGCGAAAGCGGACCTGCCGCGCTGTCACGTCGTCCCAGCGCACCAGCCAGTTGACCACCTCGGCCCCGTCAAAGCGGCCCGCGGCGATGTCCTGTTCGCGCATCAGGTCAGAGCGCAGAAGCCCGACGGCATCGGTATTGTTGACAGACAGGCCCGTCGTGCCCGCAAGCGCCTTGGCGGCCATCCCGCTGTCGGCCTGAAAGGTGATGTCGTCAAAGTGCAGGTCCGTGTCGTGGTCAGTAAAGCCCAGCACGACGCCGTCGCTGCGGCGGATCGACCAGCACTGGCAGACATGGGTGATCCCGGACCCCAGATGTGGGTGCAGCGCGGCAGTCGTCATACCCGCACCTCGACGACCGGCACCGAAGGCACTTCGCCCGCCTGAAAGGACGATACGCTGGTGCGGATGTTGTCCGCATCAAAACGCACCGGCACGTCGAATTCGAACCCGGCCCGCACCTCGGCATCGATATCCGGCGCATGTTCGAAATGGATGATCCCGCGCGCCAGATCGACGGTGAAATCCACCGCTTCCTGCATTGCGACGCCGCCGACCGCCACGGTCACGGTGCCCGCACGCGGCTTGGTGATCGGGCGGACATAGCTTTGCCCACCCGAGGTATAGGTCTTGGTCAGCGGAATATCCGCCGTCTGGCCGTCACCCATAAAGACAAGCTGATCCAGCGATGTGACATTGCGCGACGGACGGGTCGATGTGAAATCGGCCCAGTCCTTCCAGCGAAACCCGTAAAGCTGGCCCTGCCGCGCCTCGAAAAAGGCGATCAGGTCCTGCACGTCGTCAAGCGACCGCAACCCCAGCCCCGCATCATAGCGCCTGCGTGAATGTGCCCAGGGTGTGTTGCGCTCCTCGAAGCCGTTCACCAGCGTGACGATATCCGTCCGCCGTTCGGGGCCGCCGACCGATCCGAAGCTCAGCGACGGGGGGAATTGCACCTCGTGAAAGGCCATGGCGTTCTCCTAACGATTGCGATTGGCGCGACCCAGCGCGCGGGCCATCTGGCTTGCGATCTGGCTTTGGCTGCGCTGGAAGCTGGCGGCATCGGGGGTCGCGATGTTCATGGTGACGCTGACGTGGCCCGCACCGGCGGACTGCACCCCCAAGCGCCCGTCCGGCCCCCGTGACAGGGGCATGATCGCCTCTGGTCCCGCCTCGCCCATCAGGCCGGTGCCGCCACGCATGGGAAAGGTCGTGGCCGAGCTGACGACGCCGCCCTTGGCAAAGGGCATGACCCGGCCCTGGCTGAAGGCATTGCCCGTCGCATTCGGCAGAACACTGCCCACGGCGGCATTGACGCCCTGCGCCAGCAACCCGCCAAGGTGGTCGGTCACGGGCGAAACGGCGGCTCCATAGACCGTGTCCGCCATTGACCGCGCCACATCACCCAGCGCATCCGTCAGCTTTTGCCCATCCAGCACCACGCCGTCGAAGGCCCGACGCAGGCCACGCGAAAAGCCACGCTCCAGATGCCCCAGATCGCGCGTTGTCTCGCCCAGCGCCACCTGCACGCCGCGCAGTTGACCGTCGAAAGCGGCTGTCATCGCGGCTGCATCGCCCAGTGATTGTTCAAGCGCGGTCAGATCGGCGTCCAACCGGTCGAGATCGGTGTCATCCATGATCCTGTCCTTTCATAATATCGGGGAACCGCGCGATCAGTGCATCCAGTCTGCCGCGTTCCATCGGACGGGCCGCATCGGCCTGCCCCAGCATCAGTGCCAGCTCTGCGGGCGTCAGCCGCCAGAACTGGTCGGGTGTCAGGCGTAAGCCGCACAGCCCCGCGCGCATCAACCCCGCCCAATCCATCAGGCAGGCGGCGTGAAGGCGCGGGTCAGAAGCAGGGCCGCGACTCGCGCTGCCTCGACCGGGCCACCGGCGATCTCGGCAGTCAGCAGGTCGGCGGCCTGTCCTTGCCATCCCCCGCCGCGCAGCCCCGCGACCAGCAGCGCCATGACGTCCCGGCTGCGGGGCGCACCGCTCTCGAAGCGGCGCACCAGATCGACAAGGCTGTCCGCATCCAGCGCCTCTTCCAGTTCCGCGAGTGCGCCCAGCGTCAGCTTGGCCACGTGGCGCTGGCCATCGAGCGTCACCGCCACTTCGCCTGTCAGCGGGTTGACCATCAGGCGTCTGCCACGAAGGACAGCGCGCCTGCCGAGGCGAGTGCCATCTCGTAGGTCGCTTCTCCGTCATGGGTGCCCGCGTATTCGATTGACGCGATCTGGAACGGGCCCTCGACGGTGCCGAAGTCGGGAATGATGACCTGAAAGCGCGGCGTCTCGCCGTCAAAGAAGATCTGCCGTACCCGTTCGTCCGTCGCCGCGTCGCGGAACACGCCCGAGCCGGAAATGGCGGCAGACTTGACGCCCGCACCGCCCAACAGCTCGCGCCAGCCCCCGGTACTTTCAAGCGAGGTCACGTCCACGCTTTCGGAATTGAAGCTGATGCACGTCGCGCGCAGCCCCGCAGCCGTCTCGAAGGTTCCGTCGTCCGTCATGTCGATCTTGACCAAAAGGTCCTTGCCGTTCTGGGCAGCCATAGTCGTTCTCCTGCAGTTCAGTCCGCCACACTGGCGCGAAAGGTAAGGTCGATGCGGCGGGCATCACCGGTGCCCACACGCAGGGCGCGGGCCTTGAGAAAAGTCAGCGTCACCAGCGACCCCCGCGACAACGCAAGGTCGGCACTGACCAGCGCGTCGCAGACCGCGCCTGCGGCGGTCTTGGCGGCAGCAAAGCCCGCCGCATCGCTGACGACCGAGATGACGAAACGGTGCCATGCCCCGCCGCCGCTGTTGTCCGAGGCATCCTTGACCGTGTCGTCACCCAACAGCACATAAAGCGGAGGTATGCCGCCCTGGGGCAGCGCATCGTAGACGGCGCCACCGATCAGGTCCGACACCGCAGGATCGCCGGTCAATTGCTGATAGATCGCCGCCTGCAGCGCCTGTGCTGTCGCATAGCTCATGACGCCACCTCTTCGGTCGCCCGGCAGATCAGGTAGCGGCCGTTTGGGTCCAGTGCTGTTACTGCCTCGATCGCGAAGAACCGCGTGCCCTGCCGGAAGCGCTGGCCAGGCAGTGGTCGGCGGTCGTTGGCGACGGGGGCGGCGCGCACCACGATGCGCAACGGCGGCCGTGACAGGGGCAGACCGTTCTTGCCGGTCTCGCGCCCCGTGCCGGGTGTGATCTGTGCCCAATGCATCCCCAGCGCGATCCATGTGGCAGAGAAGCCACCTGCGCCATCGGGGCTGCGCTGCGCTGCCTCCAACACAAGTTGTTGCGACAGATGCGGACCGGTCATGCCTGACCTCCGATCAACAGCCGCACGGTGCGGTAACGGTCGATCAGGGCAGAGACGCCGTAGGGCATCGCATGGGGGGCCATCGCGACCTCGTGCCGGTATTCGTAGAAGTGTGCCGCCAGCATCAGCACCGCCTGCGCCAGATCGGACGGCAGGTCGGTGAAATCGGGACCGAACCCCGCCAGAAGCGTCATCCGCGCAGCACCCTTGTGTGGGATCGACGGCAGGACCGCTCCGGTGGGCACCAGCGCGGGGCGCTGCGCGTCGGGGGCAAAGGTGAAGCCCTCGGTCCGGACGGTTTCCGCGCCTGTCGCGTCGATCAACGTGATCTCACCCACGGCAGACAGCGGGGCCACCGGCACCGGTTGCCGCGCAGGATCGCGCCAGGCCGTCACGGTCCACGCGAAATCGCGTTCGATCAGGATCTTGCCGGTGCGGGCCTCGAT